TCTCAAGGTATTCTCATGATTGGTGCTTCAAAATTGACTACTCAGCTTATGAAAACTGTTTCAAGAACAAGTTTCAAGATGGCGTAGAGTGTCATTTATATCGTAAGGCTTTCGAAAAAATGGGCGCACTAGACCCTGAAATCGAAGATTTCATTTCTGTCGTGCTCGGACCACACAAATGTAACTATAAAGGATTTTCTTATGAAGTTCCCGAAGGAAGGATGTCAGGTGACATCATTACTTCATTAGGGAATGGTTTCTCCAATCTTATGCTCATAAAATTCTTCATGAAAAAGTTGAATATCAAGTTTGTTTGTTTTGTTGAAGGTGACGACTGTGTTGTTAAACCAGCGCGGCCGTTGTCGACGACTGAGATAGACAATCTTATTAGCTCAGCGTATGAATTAGGTTTCATCGCTACCTTAGAACACGTTGGACATGTTAATGAATGTAATTTTTTAAGCACTTGCTGGAATCCTGAGACCATGCACAGTTACAAAGACGCTAGTCGTAGTTTATTACGTCTTGGCTGGAGTTTCAAAGCTCGACCCAATGACCCCATAAAACATAAAAGAGAACTCTTCAAGGCAAAATTGATGAGTGAACTAGCTTCTTCACCCCACTGTCCCATACTCAGCCCCATTTGTTACAAGTTACTTCAAGAGATGTCCGACATTCGTGCAAAAATGCCGTGGAACTCATGGCTCTACGAAGAATTGGTTAAGGCAGGACTCAATCTCAGAATCCGAAACAATTATATCCTGATTTTAGATCATCAGTTCGAACCACCCGACGTTAAACTTAGCGACCGAATATGTTACTTCGAGACATTTGGCGTCGACGTTCAGGAACAACTTTTGATAGAAAATGAAACTACTATGAAACAAATGAGTGACAGATTGGCTCACCACTACTCTGTTGCTTGTAACACATTTGCTTCTTTCAATGGTCTCTAGACCATTGTTTAAAAACGAGCGACCATCCATAAGAATTGGGGAATTTTTATGACCGTTGGCAGCGGGTTAGACCAAAGAAATCGTTCGTTCAAACCGGTCCACAAAAAGCTAGACGGAAGCACCAAAAATATGTATTTACAGAAAAACGGATCACAACAGGTTATAACTAAAAGTCGATTGAGTTTTGTCCAGGGAGGATCTAAGGCAGAACTTATTCCACTGGTTGGTTGCTCACACGAACCACCATAAACAAAC